AATCCACGCTCCACCATGTGCAAAATACAGTCCTCCAGTTGCATGAACATGAGCTACTGCGCCATGATATGTAGACGCACTCGGTAAATCACTAAGCGCACTATAATAAAACACAATTCTATTTGCGCCAGAGCTTACGTCTATAATACCGTCACTATTTATTATGTCTGTTAAAGTCGTGCCGTCTCCGAGAGCAGCATACACTTCGTCAAAATTATCGTTGATTTTATCTGCACCTACTCGGAGCGTATCACCTGTTCCATCGTTGGCAGATGAACCAATACCTACTGCTTGTTTTGCCATCTCTTATCCCTCGTCAAATGTGTCTGTTGTTGTATCCAATGTTATGGATGTACTATCAAATCTTGGGGCAGATACAGTTGTAGATACAGTAACAGATCCTACGCTGCCCGTTGCATTCACACCTGTTGGTGTAACGCTAATGCTATCCGCAACACCTGTAAGAGAAACCTCTCCTACAGATGCAATAGCCCGAACTCGCTCAAGTGTAGGAGCTTCAACCGTAGGAACACCAACATATACTTGTAATGCTTCCGCTTTATCAGGTCGTGGATTTTGTAATGCTTGAGGATCTGGTCCTACTCGAATAGGTTCTAACTGTGGATGCTTTGGTTCAAACTCATCAGGACCCACTAATGCACCCGTCCATTCACGCTTCATATCCCGTAAACGAAACCTGAACCCTGATCTATCAGAGATGCCGAATGCTTTTTTCCCTGACGCGTATGCCATTAAACCCTCAAGTATCGAATGCTAGGTTGAAGTTTAAGTGGTGTACGTCCTTCGTCTTCGTCTGCTGCTCGTTGAAACTCTTCTTCATATACAGCTTTTAAATACTGTAAGCGTTCTGGAGCACGTTTCATACCAATGTAATAGGCTAACCCCGCCACCATACAAGGATAAAAACGAAAAGGCATGTCAGTAGTATTAACCAAAGTGTCAGCATCTTCGATCCGTTGCACATAATAGTAAACAATTTGATCTGTAGAGTTTTCTGGAACAGCCCACAAGTTAATTACAGGAGCTATCTGTCTATCAAAATAATATTGAGAGGGTCGTCCTTGAGTAGTTTTGTTAGGCAGTGTTGCATATTCACCACGACTAATTCTATCTATTTCATAATCTGTACCATCTCTACGAAGAATGACCTCCAGAATATCTACCACATCTATTCCAAGTGTTTCTTGAGCCTGACCTAAAGTAAGCGTAATTGTTGCTTGTTTTACAGTCCAAAGATTTAAACCACGATTTGCCCAATCGGCAAACATTAGGTTCAACGATCTTCTTGCCGTTCTGGCATCATAACCCGTGCGAACCTCGAGGCCACAGCGTTCGTACGCCTCCTCGATAATCTCGCCAACATCCATGTTAAAATCGCGTGAACCTGAAGTAGCCATAATTCTAACTCAACTTTGGTTTTTGATTGGTTTTTACCATGACACAGCCACCGTTCTTGTAGCCCATACGAGCCGCAACTTGCGGTGCTTCTTTTTTCAAGGCTCTCATTCCAGCGCCTTTTTTGCCTTCTGGTATTTGTTTTTTATTCATCTTCATCCTCCTGATTATAAAGGTTGTCGAAAACTCTATTCACATCTAGTGTATAGTCTAAATCACTTTTTGAATAGTGTATATGTTGAGAGGGTCTGAAATCTGGAGCACCCTCGCCTACGCCAAACCAAGCTGGGTGTGTAACCCTCACTCGATTGTTGGGTAACGCTACTATATTTCCTGTCCACTCTCCAGCATCTAAAAGCTGCATTACATGACTTTGTTTGTGTTGAGCGGGATCATCTGCGATTTCACTGTTTGTATAATCTACTGTGAATAAATATTTTGCAGGAAACATCTCACCGTTTATCTTGGCTAACCACGGACATGGTGTGGCTCGATCTAATGTGTACACCGCGTGATGATGAGAAGAACAGTCCCAAGGTTGTGCATCATGCGTTGCCATTGGTTCGGGCCATTCTTCTAAAGGTATATCTGCGACCAGGGCAGTTATAGGCATTCTTGCCCACATAGCTCCGCCATGAATCGTATCTTCCTCTTCGCCCTCTGCTTCACATCCTGTGAAGATAACTTGAAAACTAAGAGTTCTATTAGGTATGGTTGTAACTGCAACCACCATAGCATGGAGAAACTCGCCGTGATATTTCTCATGATTATGGGTGTACTCACGACGAACCCAAGCCTTAAAATAAGGTATATTACTTTGTAGATATGGCATTTGGTTTAGAAGATCCTTACTGGCTTCATTCCTTGAGCCATCAATCCACCTGCTGCTGCCCCTTTAGACTGCACCTTACCGCCATTTGCCATACCCTTGGGCTTGACCTTACCGCCGTTCTTCATACCCTTGGGCTTGACCTTACCGCCGTTCTTCATACCCTTGGGCTTGACCTTACCACCGTTCTTCATACCCTTGGGCTTGACCTTACCACCGTTCTTCATACCCTTGGGCTTGACCTTACCGCCGTTCTTCATACCCTTGGGTTTGACTTTACCGCCGTTTTTGTAACCTTTCTTCTTCATTGCCATAACATTTTCCTTTCATCTATGACTATGTGTTTACTTTTT